CATCTGAAACGGGAAACCATCATCAGAGTCCTGAACAATTTCCTGTGCTTTTGCATTCGTGAGAAAGTCACCTGATACGTCGATCTTTCCATTGGTATCTACGGTTTGAACAACACCAATTCGACTTGAACCAAAGTGTTCTTCTAGTAAGGCTGTCGGCTTATCAATCTCAATCCCATCAAGATCAAACACCACACCTGAGCGCCCCCAATACCAGTGACCATCTACCCGCCCACCGGCATAGGCAGTGCCTTTAAATTTCCGCTTCTGCCCTTCTTCAGCTTTAGGCACCTCAATTGCCGAGGCATTGAAGAGATACTTCAGCCTTTCTTCATTTTGATCTGGCATTTTTCATGCTCCATAAAAAACCGCCCCATAAGGAGCGGTTCAAATTGTTTAAGACTTATACCTTGATAGACTCTGCTTCGAATTTTTTAACAAACCGATGAGCAGTTTGATATTTGGACCCTTCAAGCAAAAAGATCAGAGCAACAAGTACTGATAAGATAGGCCATGTAAATATATTGAAAATAACCAAGTATTGCTTTGATTGCATATGACTTTCAAAAATTTCAATAAAGGTATTAATAAATAAGAAAGGTAGAAGCCCAATAGCTGCAAATACAATATAACCCAAAGCAAAAGATGCAACTTTGCTTCTTGAATATGGATGATGGATCTTAATTATCTTTCCATTACCATGACGAACCAATTTGAGCTTATCTTTTACACGGATATACTCATTAATCCATTTTTCCATATCACTGTATTTATAGAAGTATGCAACTTCCAAATAGGTAATTTTCTTAGTTTCTAATAACTGTTGTGCCAATCTATCTTTGACTAAGTGAGATATGTTTGAATCATGGATAGCAGCAAACTTTTCAGCAACCACAACATCCTCCGCAAATTCCTCCTTAGGATGCTTTTTAATTGAATATTTTGAATTTAGAAAAGCAAGAAGTAATGGGACAATTATTGGGATGATAACAGCTAATATTTTGACTAAACTTTCCATATTATCTAAGTATTAAAAAAACATCTTAATCTAATACAGATAGTTAATTCATTAAAGCCTGAATGGTATAAATCATCTGCCCTTCAACCACCTCAATCGAAACCACTTCAAAAGACAATCCCATCGGTATCAAAACGCCGTTGCCAGCATTTAGGATGTCTAGATCAATACCTAGCCCTTGAGCATTCTCAATCTTAATAGCGATACCTGAAGCTGTATCAGCCATCAGCAACGGCGCATTCAATTGAACTGTTTGCCCTACCTGATAAGCCGCTACTTGATTAAGAGTTGCAGCACCTACTACGGTTGAAGCCGCATTGCTCGCCACAGCTTGAATTGCTGCCATGTCGGTACTCAGCCAGCGCTTAAGCACATCATCAGCCAGAGAGCTTGTAGCTGAGTTTAAATAGCTGGTCAGCGCTGAATCATTCCCCTGCACATAATCCAGGAAGGTGCGGATTGCACTCGGTCTAATGCGCGGATCAAGTGGAATAACTGTATTGGCCACCGTGTCGAACAGGTCCCGAGTTTTATCATCTATAGGAGCAAACAGACTAGTGAGCTTTTTACTCGCCGTCCATTCTGCCCTGATGACTTCTTTCTGTTCGAGTAGATATTCTTTATCCAGACTTGAAGTACTGATCTTTTTATCCACCAGTGTTTCAAGTTCACCAAACTGCAGCGGATGAGAACTCCAATCCAATGCCTCAGCAACTTCCGGCAATTGATCTTCAGGTGTAATCCCGTATTTCAATGCCTGCTTCTCGGTTAAGGCAATCACGGTGCAACGACAACGAAAGCCCAAGGGCGGGTAATGTGTCAGCCAGAATGGATCATCTATGTGCCGAACAATCCGGTTCAGAGCCAAATGACTAGGACGTACCCGGCTATCATTGATCGCCGAATACATCAGATATGGTCGTTTAGCTTTGTTTCTTTGTTGCTGTTGCCACCGCCCGTGACCGTACGCACTTTGGATATTGGTACGAAATACATTGTCCAGGTAATGCTTTGGCAGAATGATTTCAGACTCTTCAATCAGCTTCTGAAAATCTTTAAAGGTACCGCCATCGGCAATAGATTTATTGACTGCCTTAATGACCGTCTCAATCTGCTCAAGCCTCGATAGAAAGCTAACCGTAGTAGCCATCTGCCGAGTCTTTAGATCCATCGAATAGAACTCATCAGGCAGCACGATCTTTTTATTGTGAGCGTACCGAAGCGCCTCAAGGAATGTGACTGGTTGCATGGTTTACTTCCCATTCTGAGCTGTCACATACCCCAACACATCCGCAGCATACAAAGCTTGATCTAAATTGGCTGTGAACTGAGTTTGTGTTGCACCAGGTATTAATTGCATCAGGTTATAAGCCAGACTTTCAGGGCTATCAGACTTGAATACCAATTCCTTGACCTTATCCGGTTTCAGTAACTGCAATTCATCTTGACCATCAGTCAGTTCTTCAACTTCCTGCTGTTCTGGCGAGAGCTTATTGGCTGATGCTTTAAAGTTGAATGCTTGGCGAGGTAATGCAGAGAATTGATTGAAGCTGGTAGGAACCTGCTCATTCAAATCCCCTTCCTGTAGACCATACTCGCGAACAAAATATTCTTTAGACAGATTTGCACCCGCATTCTTTAAATGGACATCACGCTCTGCTTGGTCCTTATTCAGTGGTTTTGGTTTCTCACCAAGCATCACTTCATAATCCCCCCAACCGTTTAAAGCGCATAGAGCATTGACCACAGCCTGTAAAGTTGGTGTGACAAGCCTAATATCAGATTTAAGCTTATCCATTCGTACATTTTCATGCACTTGACCAAGACTGTAGCTTCCCTTCCCATCAGTCCCGCTGGTAAGTGTCTGCCCTAGTACAACTTTCTGGATCTGACGAATCAGCTGATTATTAAATGCCTCAAACGCTGCCCCTGCTGAACCGTTTGTTCCTGGTGCGGAAAGAATCTGAACATCATCATCTGCATCAATCGACAATACGCTTTGAGCATGAGCAGTTAACAAGGCTTTGCTCATATCATCAGTTTCAGTATCTTTGCACTTACCCAGTAAGATTGGTGTTCCAAAACGTTCGAGGAATTTCGCCCAGAATTTGAAGCCATTCTGCTTAAAGAAGAATAACCAATACAGCGTGGCTAATAGCGCTTTACCATATGGCTGTTCGTATGTGGCTTTACGGCGTGTTAAGAAGAATTTGAATGCTTGATCTACCTCATGCTCTGCATTGTTTCCATCCTGACGATAGATTAGCCGACCATCATTCTTAGGCTCAAACCATTGCATCGGTTTTTCACCAATCCATTGCAAACCAATATAACCTTCCGACTTTAGCTCATATACAGCTTCCTGAACCGAGTACCCGAAGAACAGTGCACTCATGGCAGCAGTCGCAATTTCATGGAACCATTCTTTCAGGATGAGATTCAGCTTTTCCGCTTCATCCGTATCATTTGGTTCAATTCGCAATGGCGTTGCTAAAAGTGCATCAATCCGTGTTTCAACTACTTGTGCAATCTCGTCATCATCAAGCAGTACACGCAATCTGTGGCGTGTAATTCCAGCTTTGCGCAGCACTTCATCGGTATCTGGTTGCTTGCCAAAGTTCACCAGAAACTGAGTGACTGCTTCTTGAGTGTATAAATTGCCGTAAGACAAAGCCTTCTTTGACGCTTTGTCCTTTTTAGACTTTGCCATGTTTTTTCCTTATCAATAGGTTCGAGTACCTGCACCTGCAGGTTTTTTCCGTTTTCGCTCACGGATATCACTAAAGCAAATCATGATGCTGTCTGCTCGGTTTGGAGATAAGGCCCCGTCCGGTTGCTTATTGACTAAGATTTTGCCTGCACCATTCTTTGTATAAGTGGGTTGCGATAACTCTCGCTTGAGCTGTTCAAGCTCCTGCTTGTTTATGTCTTTGGTAGAGAGCGAAATAAGATTGTCTAGATCATATTGCATACCCTGTAAGGCTCGATAAGTATTCTGAAATCTTATGCGTAGTGACCACCACATCTGAGCTTTAAGATTGGCAAAGAAGTCTACGTTTTTACGCGCCTCAACCATTTCCTGCTCAGGGTTATGAACTGCACCTGAGCCACGGAATGGATTGGCCTCGATCTCCGGTATCCCTTTAGATCGATTCTGCTCATTAATGACTCGAGCATCACCACGGACACCAGCACCAAGACCGTCAGCATCGTAGTAAAAGGAGTTCAAACGTAAATCAAGGCAAGCATCAATTGCTTTCTGAGTTGTGCCAAAGATGTCATCACCAACGCCTGACCAAGTATCCAAATACTGCAGTACGATGCCATGACGTGCGGCAAAAGAGTTTTTATCCTTACCCTCATCTGCCACATCAAGCGCGCCCATACGTTCGCCTGAAGGCTGAATATTCAAATTAAGATGAGCATCAACTGCAGCTTGCACCCATGCTGATGGAATTAATACACCTTCCACCGATGCGGCATAATCAATATCAACCTCTTGAGCTAAAACAATATCGTCTAGTGTGGCCAATTGTTTTTCATACCAGGGATGAATTAGCTTGCCATTAAATTCGACCTGCCAATTCTTATCTGGGTTATCACGCCATGCCATTGTGAATACGGCGTAACGTCCACTAAAACGATCCTGGTGAAACTTATCCCCAATACCGTTAGGAGTGGATCCCTTGATGTGTACGTTGGTGTTTTGAGAGATTGCGGCGTCTACAGCTTCTTGTCTCTCTACAAATGCCCATTCATCCAGAAAGTACATTGTAGTACGACCACCACGGCCAATGTTGTCACCAGCTTCACCAGTGACGGTTGCGCCGTTGTCCGGGTTAATGATTCGCATGTAGTTGTCATGCACTTTCTCAACAAAGCCTTTAGGCTTCATCCAGTCCGGCAACTTGGAAAACATATCCCGAAACTTATGCAGTAACGTTTTCGGATCGCCTTTCTTATCAACCAGATCCTCTTTACGACTACCGACACCACCCGCAAAGCCTTCAACAAATAACCACCGGTGCAAATAAAAGCCAAGTACAACGTAACTCATACCCTCATCACGACTTTTTTCAATTAAGCCGTGTGTCTGGGTGCTTTCACGCTCTAATAGCCAATCAACAAGCTCAACCTGACCAGGACGCAAAACAAAAGGAATATTCGCCGGCAGTCCAAAAGGCATGCCCCGTGGATCATAAGTCCATACCCAGTGATTAAACCAATGAGCCGGATCATTCTTACATTTGTAGATTTCAGCCTCTCGACTTAGTTCATTCTGCTCTATCAGCATCCGGTAGTAATAGCGCCGTTTCATCTCTTCAATGATTTCAGGCAGACGTGTATTGATCGTCCACTCTTTAATTAGTGGCGCTATATCTTCGATTGCATAAGTCATAACTTGCCATTAATTGCTAAACGCGAAAGCTCTTGAGCAGACAAGCCCGCCAGCTCTTCTGGTGTAAATTGATGCGTATTGGTATTCGTATTTTCCGTCTGGATTGGTCCGCCGTTGGGACCTGTTATTTCCTGCTTAATTACATGCCCATCAGTCTCGCGATGTGCTAATACGATTAACTTCTGTTTGGCGACTTTGTTTTTCCCGGAGTCTTCATACATCTTTTGTAATTCTTTTAGTCGATACGCTTTGTTTGCAATTGGAATATCAAAAACATTCTTACGAAAATCTTCTCGGGTTTGCTCAAAAAGCTCTTTTAATTTCTTACTTAAATTACGTCCGACATACTTGGTTGGGTCGTATGCAGCCACCTGCTGACGACTAACTTCTATCTTAAAATCTTGCTTTACAGTGTCTGCTACTTGTTGAGGGGTTTCAAAGCATGCAAGAGACTGAACTATAAAGATTTTTACAGGCTCTTTTAGTGCCGCCATAACCACCTCTTTGTAAAACTACGTAAAACAAGATAGGCAAAAAAAATCCCCTTTAATCGGGGAGCTTTTTTAAATCATTTCAAAATGCCTCAATGCTTCTTCAACCTTACCCTTATGTTCTTCAGGACAAGGATGAACACGGTTATCTGGATCATACCTATTAGGTGCTTGCCTTTTAGTTAAACCATGCTGATTTTTAATATCTGCTATCCAGCAACTTTTAAAAGTACGCCCATGTTTTTCAGTAAGGAATTCTTGAATTTGTTTATATGTAGCCATACGTGCCCTCCTTTAGATCAAATCTACAAAAAAATGAAATAAAGTAAAGCTAAAATCTGATCCCATTTTAATTAATCACACAGTTCCCACAACATGCTGCAATATTCGTTTCAGATACAAACGGCGCATTCTTGGCAATTTCTAGAAGTCTTTTAACAGACTCATCAGCACCCCATCGTTTTGTTTCACCAAAGAACACTTCAACATCATGGCCAGCCAGGTAATGCTTAGGCAGTCCGCTCATATCGCTATAAATGATTTCCCCATCTTCATCCCGTTCAACTCCGATGTGATATAGCTCATGTTCAATCAGTCGACAGAATTCACGATCCGAAGCCTGTTCACAGAATGCTGCATCAACCGTAATCAGGTATTGAGGTACGAATCCAAACCAATCACGCATCTGTTGTTCCTGACGTGCTTTCTTCCAGCCACCCTGGTTAAACATGACCTTTTCACATTGCCCCAGCACCATACGTTTTTTCGCTACGGCGGCAGATGAAGCCCATGCGAATGCAAGGAACTCTTCATTGTCATGCAGTAATTCAGCAATATGATCATGATCAGGGTTATGCAATTCACCACCGAGAGTAAGCCAGTTTTTAAAGACCCATTCCTTAAGCTCTGGTGCCGGTGCCAATCGGATTGCTTCCTCTTCCTCAGCCTGATCAATCAGATCCGACGGCGGGAATGGTCTGAATTGTTCCATCTTCTAATCTCTCTAACTGACTTCGAATCCAGTTAATTGCATAACCCGATTCAATCTGATGAGGCTCAAGACGCACAAATGTATAACCTTGATCTTCAGCAAGATCATACTTATTAAATGAATTCGCTATCTTTTTCCCACCACGACCAACTGACCATGAACTGCCCACAATTTCTATAAGAAGATTCAACTTCACAATATAAAAATCAAACCGCCAATTTTTGGTTGATTCAAATTGAAACTTGCGTCGATAACCAATTCGACATTCTTCTAACTCTTGGAACAGTTTTTCTTCAGCTTCTAAATATTTTTCTTTGGCTTTAGGTAGTGGCTTATTGCGGGGTTTGGTTTTAATTGGGCGTTTTTTGGTTTTCCAGAAGTAGTCATCAACATCCATAAATTGCGCCCATTAAAAAAACCTCCCGAGGGAGGTTTATGTTACAACTGATTCCAATCTGATAGGTTTTCAACATATTCATTTAAATTGTAGGCACTTCTTATGTTATCAAGCATTTCACTTAACGCCTCATCAGCACTAATATTTGATAAGGTGCGATAACGCCCTTGATAAGCACAGCCCGCAGGCTTATAAGCTAAGCTTGCTGTATACCCACCAGTATTCATATCATCACCATAATAAATATAATAAGCATCCACCTTTAGAGGTGTTTCGCCAAACTGCTTTTTTTCAAATAACTCAATTCTTTTATAAGGCATTTTTTAAATATCACTATTAAAAAGGAGCTTGAGGTTAGCATTGGAATTCAGCTTAATTCAACCATGAAGCGCATCAAATTCACACCGAATACACGGCAGCTTTCTGATTGCCGCGAGTCTTTTGGGGTTGCGCATTTAATTGCTCTTCTATGCCGTGAATCTGCTTGTTTACTTTGCGAAGTTCAGCGCCACACATTTCCTTAAATGCATAGCTTGAATACAGATGGTTGTAATTCATCAAGCGGCTGCGGTTCTTTTCAAGTACTTCTAAATTCCGTTTTGCTTCTACTGTGTCCATAACCACCACCAATAAGAAAAGAAAAACCCTCAACATTTCTGTGAGGGCTTTGTTTGCCGTAATACGTTCGGCGATTTGGAGAATTATTTAACTTCTTTCTAGATCCCTGTGTAATCAATAACTGGGAGTCGGGATAAATAAGCAAGCTCACTTACCACACTATCCTTATCACCAGTATCTGCCACATTGGTGATAATGGTGCGCGTTCGCACTAATCCCTGTTTATTAAAATAAGCGATAGTGTAGCAATGGTTTTCTTCAATCGGTCGAATGATTGTCATTGGTAGTAATCTCTATAAGTAAAGATCAATTTATAACCCACCAAACCTAAGAAAACAAGTACCAGAAATAATCTAAGTTATTGATTAAATAACACAAAATAACACATGACAACACTTTTGGCGCTTATTCAACTTCTTTCAAGCAATTCCGACACACCTTGATTTCTTCATCATCAACCGTGTAATTGATCTCGGTCACACAATGCAGGCCGAATAAACAGAATATAAATTGGAGCATACTTTTCTCCGGCTATTAAAAACCCCACTAGAAAGTGGGGGAATTTCAGCTTTTTAGGGGGAAATAAGTCTTCACCACCTGAATATTATTAGCTGTGAAGAACTTCTAACTCGAAACCGTTATCAATCATTTTATTAATACTGGGTATCAATGCGTTTACCCATTCTCCCTTACTCCAAACCTTTAAGACTCCATTTTCCTCTTTATAGTAAGCATGATCGAAAAGTGAGATATGATGAATAACCTGTGTTCCGTTTGGTATACGTGTCATACAAACCTCCAGACTTTTTGTTGTAATTTTAATCTATCAGAATATTATGTTTTTTAATTATAGATGCTTGTATCAATTCACTATTAAATGTGACCTATCAAACAATGTAGCAACACATGACATAAGAAAAATATAGGCAAAAAAATACCTCCTTTATAGGGAAAGGAGGCAGAATTAGAAAGACTCTACAGCATAGAATCTAGGTGACTATTCTATCTAAGTTTATTTTTTAATCAACAGTAAAAATCATTTTATTTGTTCAATAAAAAGCCCACTTACTCGTCAAATAAGTGGGCCAGTGCTGTAGTCACTTTCTTCGTATTGCATCTTCTTCTTATCGCAAAAACAATATAGCACCGAAGCTTTGATTAGAAAGTATAGAGAATATTAAGAAAATGTTTTCAAATGTTGAGCTTAAGTTAATTTTCTTTTCAGATAATAAATTCTATGCATTAAAAAAGCCCACCATTTGGCGAGCTTTCCTTGATGCTTAAGCCTATTTTTGACATTTCACGTTAAACTGGTATTCATCTTGAGTGACCTTAATTTTAATATTTTTATATTTTCGTTTGTTTGGATCCATTGCCGAGCCAGCCACTTCCTCAAAAAAGCTACGATCATTCATTAGCTCGCCATACGCTTTATAGCCTAATAAAATCTTTTCAGGCTTTTTGCCTTCAGCCACTAATTTACCGAGAGTATCTTCTAGTTTTTTAACAGTTAAAATCGCCATTTCAATTAGAGCTCAAAAACAAAAAGGCATTATCACTTAATTTTATGAATAAATAATGTCAAAAAAGCCCATCTTTCGATGAGCTTTAATGCCTTGGTCCCGGTTGAACCGTAATACGACCAGTATAGAAAAAGAATACCTTACATCCATATAGGATGTCAAACACTCAATTTTCTTAAATTTTTCCGGTACTGGCCTGCATAATGCTCTACCTCATCATTCAACTCTTTGAGCAAAAGTTCAACTGCATTACCTAGCCATGCATAGCGTTTTGAATAAGTATTTGGTTCAATATAATCAATTCCTGAAAATACTAAGCGGCCTTTCAATGTATGGTATTCACGCAACTTTGGACGCAATGAATAAAACAGTTCCATGCGTGCAATGTGTTTGCAGAATTGCGGCATATCAAAACTTTCACGCTGCTTATCCATTTCCTCTTGCACCATACGCCATAAGTAATCTGAGATGTATTTTGTGACCACGGAATAATTATCCGTATTGTCTCGATAATCACCCCATACCAAAATTGACGCATAAGCCTTGGTTTCATCATTTGGCATTAAAGCAATTGCGCCACAACGATCTTCCCAATTGACAGGGATTTCATTTGTTGGTGGTGTATCTGCTTCATAATTTGCTGTTTTGGCTCTTAACTGCTGCCCCAACCATTCAATATTTGTCATCTTTTCGGCTACCGTCGCATTCATCCCAAATCCCCTACCATCTTCTCAATTTGCTGGATCGCGTGACCTGATTTCACTTGATCTGTACTAAACCTTAATACTTGAAAACCCATCATTGTTGCGGCGTTATATTTTTCCATGTCCCCGATATACCCCTTGCCTCTGGTATGCCTTCCTCCACTCCAGATCGCACCTTCAACTTCTACCAGTATCTTTTTTCCTACCAGGTGGAAATCAGCTCTCCATTTCCGCTTTGGGTGAAACTCAAATTCCTGCTCAAACTCAATTTTTAAAGTCTTTAGTTCTCGGGCCAGTTTCGCCTCAAACTCATTCGGTACTTTTTCGCCTTTCACCTTAGGACGCTTGGAGCGCCCTTTCGATCTGGTGGCTTTCACCATCTTTTTGTATTCAGCGATTGAGTAGCTGGTCATTCACACCATATCCTCAAAACGACGGCGCCAATTGCCATGAAAATAAACATCAATGTTTTGTTTAGATCCTTCATACGGCAATTTCACCCTTTACATTCATAATGTCTTTGGCATATGCAGTTGCACGGTAATGACTCTCTGATACACGCTCCAAATAACCACCTTTGACATGCTCCTGAAGCAGGCTGTAAATAGTGGTTCTATGGAAATCAAAAACAGCTTCTTGCACGTCCTTCACTGAAAATGGCGTAGTGGCATAACAAGCAAAAAGCATCAAACTTATCTGATCTTCAAAGCTAACTTTCCTATGGATTTTTGACTGATCATCAGAATCAATTTGCTTAATCTCGCCACCATTTTTCAAAAATTCTTCAATTGTTGTATTCACACCCCACCCCCTACACGCTGATCTGTCCAATTGCATTCAACTACGGTTAATCCACCCTGTTGAAAACGAGACCAAAGACGATCACCCAAGTCTTTCTGCAGCTCAGCTAATGTCAGATTAGAAATCAGCATGGTCGGCTTCATGCGGTCATAACGTGCATACAGGACTTTGTGCACCAACTCCCGACGTTTATCACGGTCATGCAATCCATATTCATCCAGGATCAACAGGTCGTACTGGCTGAAATCATAAATCACAGATTTTTCTGTAGCGTCCGGCTGCTCCCATGCGTTCATGATTCGCTGTGCCAGATCTTCGCTGGTGATGTACCGTGCATACTTGCCTTTGTTGAGCAATGTTCGAGCCGTAGCGCAGCTGAGATGAGTTTTTCCTGTACCAGTAGGTCCAACCATCACAAAATTGTTTCTGTGGCCGCTGATCATGTTCTTGGCAAAGGAAACAACCTGATTCAGTGCGTTCTGGTGTCCAGCGTGTTGAACGTTGTAATTCTTAAAACCTGATGTTGCATGGCGCTCTGGAAGCATTGCCCCTGCAAAGTGTTTTTCACGTACGGTACGATCAATTTCAGCTTGCGCATTGCGCTTTTGCTCTTCCAGAAACTCTACGGCGCATTGTGGGCATTTGTGATATGGACCGGCTTGAACCATCGCTATTTTGTGTTTCGAGCAGATCGCTTGTGTTTGTTTTAATCCCTGAGTCAGCATCGACATTGCGTTCATACAAAGTCCTCCGGGATCTGCACTGATGAATTCACTGGTGCGTGATGTTGCGATGCTTGGTCTGCCCAAGCTGTATTCACATCCAGATTAGAATTTTGTTTTTCAGAAGGTTGATACGTTTTTTGAGTGTATTTACGTTTGATCCACTTCACGAAGTTTGAATACATCTGGGTGTCTGTAATCTGACCTGCATTCAAACGTGGTTCGTAATGAGCATTCACTTCAAGTAAAATCTGATTCACCAGTTCTTGGGTCATCGGGGTTTCACCTGATCTCTGTAACCAAGAATTCAGAGAATGCAAATCTGGCGTCCAGAGATTCAATACCTGATCAACCGAATTTTCCTGCGCGTTTCTCTCTTTAAAGTTTTCTTTAAGTGTTTCTTTAAGTGTTTCTTTAATAGTGCCCCGTTCAACGGTACTGGTCCCGTCACCTTTCACGGTACTAGTCCCGTCCCGTTTGGTGGTACTAGTCCCATCACCTTTAAGGGTACTACCCTCATTCGGTACTAGTCCCTTTTCGCGGTACTGGTCAGGAGTGAATAAATATTCATTCAAACAGCCTGTTGTTCTTTCAACTTTGATTAAACCAAGTTCTTCCAGATCACGAATACATGACATAACCGTATCGCGTTTTTTAATACCGCAATATTTTTGAAATTGAGTAATAGCAATTGGGTGGGATGCGCGGTCAAATCCAATGGTTTGACGCATAACGAACATTAAACACTTAAATGCCTTATCGTTCAGTTGAGCCATAATCTGGCTATCAATTAACGTGTTAGGCATCCTGGTGTAGCGCTCTTCTTTATTCGACATAGCTTTGCGCTCATTTTTTGGAAAATGAACTACTTGCCCTTGAGGTATTGGTGGTTCATGTGCTAGATTTGATTTCATATTCATTGGTTCCAATCATTAATGAATTGAATAAGCCTGATCTCAGAAATCAGGCTTTTTCTTTTTGGGTGAATTTATGCATTTGCTTGCTTAAAGCCATATCTGCCGCTTTAGCATTTTCAATAATGCGATTAAGAATTTCGCTCGCTTCCGCATATTCGTGTGGCGTCACCATGCCATCTTCTAAGACCTCATAAACCTTTTGATTGGCTTTTCCAGTTTCAGAATTCATTTGAAGTAATGCCTCTACGATAGTCATCTGACGATGTGTACCTTCTCCACCTGCAGGCATGAGAACAAAACCAAGCATGTGCGCCCAAACTTTTAGAACTACCGGGTTTTGAGTCAAAAGCATGATCGCTTCAAACTTCTTAAGACTTGGATCGTGGTTTTCCATATTTGGATTACCGTAGTTGCAAATCGTCTTATGAGCATCACCAGTAACTTGCGCAATATCCTTTGGATCAAATCCTTCAGACTGATTAATCATCTGGTGAATCGCTATTCTTGTCTCTTTCTTTAGAATCATGTGAATACCTGTTTTTGTTCACGTTTCTTTAAAAATATTGCTGGTTAATAATTGGTTTAAGCAGCAACGGTATGATGTTTGGGGTTAGCCTTATCCATAAGCCAATCGGTAGTGATAAGACCATTACTGTTACTAGCTAATGTTTGTGCATAGCTTGTTTCCCCTGTGTAGTCTGTTCTAGGAAGCGATCCCTTCTCTTCCATTTTCCGAACCGCAACATAGGAGATTCCTAGTAGGTTTGCGGCTTTTGTTCGCCCACCTACAGCATTAATTGCTCTTTGCATCGGGTTCATAATTTAAACCTTAATTAAACCAAATAAATTAATTAAATTAAACCATCAGTTACATAACAATGCAACCTATGGTTGATTCCTTTTAGTCGTTTTTTACTTGATAATTTAACCAAAGGTTAAAGTGTGTAGATATGGAAACTATTGCTGATCGCTTACAGAAGGCATTAACTGCCAAAAAACTTTCATGGTCGAAAGCGTCAACCATGATCGGGCTGAGCCCGCAAGCGCCTTCAAAATGGAAAAAAGGCCAGATCAGCAAAGAGACTTTGGAAAAATTAGCAGAGGTGCTTGAGGTTGATATTGGCTGGCTGATGGCTGGAGGTGGTTCTTCAAATACAGCTCCTAAAACCACTGGTGTTTCAGGTGCTGTAAGTGAAGAATTTGGAAATGTGAAACCTACAGGGAAAATATTAAGGAAGATACCAGTGCTGGATTTTGTTCAGGCGGGCATGTGGAGAGAAGTTGTATACGATGGAGTTCATCCCAAGGGTGAAACATATACCTCTTATGAGGGAATAAATCCTAAAGCTGTGTTTTCACTCACTATTGATGGAATGAGCATGGCTCCTGAGTTCATGCCAGGCGATGCAATTGTAGTTGATGCTGCAAAAACGCCTGTTCCAGGTTCTTTGGTAGTTGCTCAAGAGATACAGCAAGGCACTGCCCTAACTACATTTAAGAAATATCGTGTAATTGGGGTGAATGAACATGGGGTGGATATCATTGAGTTAGTGCCATTAAACCCTGATTTTCCAACTTATAATTCAATGCAAATAGAGATTTCAATTATTGGTGTGGTTGTTCAACACCATAGAGAATTTAAGTACTAAAAGAAGTAAGTCACCAGTGACCAAAAAGCCGCTATATGCGGCTTGTAACAAAGAAGCACCCAATAAAGAAAAACTCTTTAAGAGGAAAGCATAATGATCGCAACACTCAGCAAATCTAAAACTGCGCTAACGATTAATCGTCAAGAGTTTAAGTTGGCATTAAGTAAAATAGGTGAAGGGGTTGATAAGCAAATAGCTTCGCTTAAAAAAGCCAAACAAAGCTATGACGCTGCTGAAATAGCACGTGAGGTCATTAGTGAGGCAAATATCTTTGAAGCTATTATTGAAGGCTTTAACGAAGCAGAAGAGACTAATCTAAAGTTGGCGGACATAACCAATCTTGAAGTGGCACAAGGATGGATAGATGAGTTTTTGGAAAAGTATTCTGCGCTATAAACCCTAAATCAATTTTTGTTGGCTGGGTGAAAAGGCCGCTATGTGCGGCTTAGCTAATTGACGAGCATAACCAATGAATAAAAAGCAACATCCCCCAGAATTGTGCAAATACAGAGAATTAAACAGCGGTGAGCAAATGGCTATCCATCAAATACTTAATTTATCTAGGTGATATTGAGGTGTCTATTTTTGGGACAAAAAACCAATAATAAAAAAAACAAGTCAATATCAAAGAAAAATATAGATATTTAAACAGCTTTGAGATGGACTATTATTCAAAAAATTACTAAAATTAGTCCAATTTGTTTCATGTGGTGAATATTGTGATTGAAAAAGAAGATTTTTATCAAGCGATCCGTTTGTCATTAAAAAGTGACCAAGATAGTTTGCGTCTTTTTCTTGCCAAATTAATAAAAAAATATGGTAAATCTGATCAAGATTTCGTAGAAAAAATTAATAGCTTACTTTCAGATTCAAAGGTTACAAGATCCTCTAGCTTGCGAAAGCTCTCTACAGATATTATTAATGAAATTGAAGATAAATCGAATATTCCACCTGGGTTAGAACTTATTGATGTCAAATCATCCCCCCAACCTATTCTGGATGAAAGAACAGCTTTAACCCTTAACAATGTAATTCTGGAGCGAAATAAGGCGCCTTTACTTAATGAGAAAGGGTTAACACCAACGAAATCTTGTATTTTTGTTGGTGATCCAGGGGTTGGTAAATCTATGTCAGCTTTATGGATTGCCAAACAATTGAATTTGCCACTATACCGTATTGATTTAGCTTTAATCATTAGCAGTCTTTTGGGTAAGTCCGGGGTTAACCTTAAAGAGGTATTTGCATTTGCAAAGAAAGCACCGTGTATTTTATTTTTAGATGAAGTTGATGCTATAGGTAAAAGTAGAAGTGACTCATCAGATGTTGGTGAATTAAAACGATTGGTAACTGTAGCATTACAAGAGATTGATAAATGGCCAGAGACTGGTCTACTTCTTGCTGCCACAAATCATCCAGAATTAATAGATCGAGCATTATGGAGACGCTTTGATATTGTAATTCAGTTTGAAAAACCAAAGCAAAAAGCTTTAGAGACAATTCTTGAAGATTTTTCAGGCGAAGACTTGCAATTAATAAAAAAATGGCATCCTGTATTCTCAATTTTATTTGAAGATAAGTCCTACAATGATATTCAAAGATCAATTAATTTCTTTCGAAAAGGTATGTTGTTAAATCCATCAACAGAGTTAGAGCTAATCCAAACTCTTATTTCACAAAACTTTGATCTTTCTCATAAAAACTCTAGAATATCGATTGCATTAAACTTATTAAAAGTTAATATTTTATCACAACATCAAATTTCGAAAATTACTGGTGTTAGTAGAGACACCTTACGTAAACATTTAAAGCAAGAATCTGCTTTGAGAGGGGATACTAAATGAAAAAAAATTATATTTTAGGGAATGGAGAAGCTTTAACCAGTAGAATTATCAAAAAACGAGCAAGCCGCCCTCCCACTCCTGTTTATTCTTTTGAGGAGACGCTGGAAAGATTATCTCCTCAATTGGATACTTTATTAGTAACTATAGATCAAGCAAAACCTGAAACTATACCTTATGGTGTGGATGTTGCAAAAATCACGCTTCATCCTAAATATATTGCTAGAAGTTATTTCCCTAAAAGAATTCTCAGAGAATGTAATTTAGAAAGTGTAGGAAGCAGATCAAAAGAAATAATTCCTGAAAAACTTCACAATAAGCGTGATAAAAATATCACTACTACTGAAATTTTCGTTTCAGGAAATATTGAAGATTTCAAAAATTTAAATAAGTTACTTTCATTCAGCAATAATGAAGATAAACTTATTGATGAGCTAAATAGAATTGAAAATATTGAACATTATTCAATTGAAGATAAATTAATCGGTATAAATACAGAAGACTTGGAAAATCAAAAAAATTCAGCTTTTGAAATTGGATTACATTTGGTCCCACAAATTCCGACAGAAGAAATTATTTCAAAATTTACCAAATATTGTGAAAAATATGAAATTATAATTAAAACAGATTTAGCTATTGAGATTGGAAAAATTATTTTCTTTCCTATTAAAACGAATATAAAAACGCTTCTTCAAATTGCAAAATTTTCTTTAGTTCGCTTAATTAGACCAATGCCAACTTTGAGAAAGTTATCAGACACACTTAGAACAGAAAACGATATCATTGATAGAGTTTCTATAAATGAAAAACCACCTTTATCATTAGAACCTAAAGTTGCTATTTTGGATGGTGGGCTTCCCGACAGTAATCCAATTAAACATTGGACGAATAATTACATTGAATCTGATCCTTTAGCAGATAGTATTGATGAAGGAATAGCACACGGACTGGCAGTTACTGGTGCATTTTTATTTGGTCCAATTGATACTAGCACTACACTACACCAACCCTACTCATATGTAGATCATCACAGAATATTAGATGCAGATGAAGATCAGGATGATTTTGAACTTTACAGAACTCTAAACCATATTGAAGATATTCTCGTATCGAAAATTTATTCTTTTATTAATCTTAGTTTAGGCCCCCATTACCCAATTGAAGATAATGAAATACATCCGTGGACAGCTTTAATTGACAAAAAATTAAAAGACGGAGAAACATTTATGACTATTGCAATTGGGAATAATGGTAAATATGACGAAGAACTTGGATTAAACCGATTGCAAGTACCAGGCGATTGCGTAAATGCTATCACTGTTGGTGCATGCGACCATCAAATCGATTGGGCTAAAGCAGATTATAGCCCTATTGGTCCCGGAAGATCTCCTGGTTTAGTCAAACCAGATCTTGTTTCTTTTGGTGGAAGTAATAAAAGTTATTTTCATGTATTATCAAATTCAACATCCTCATTAACTGCTATCCCAAGAAGAGGAACTAGTTTTTCTGCTCCATATTTACTCAGACAAGCTGTAGGAATTAGAGCATTGCTTGGGAAAAATATTTCCCCTTTATCAATAAAAGCCTTATTAATACATAAAGCCCAAAATAATAATTTTCACAAAACACACGTAGGATGGGGTAAAGTTCCCGAAAATATTGACGATATTATTTTTACTGACGATAACGAAGTTCGAATTATCTATCAAGGAGTTTTAGAGCCTTCTAAAACTATAAAAGCCATAATTCCTGTTCCTGACAAAGATATGATTGGTAAAATCACCATCAATGCTACGATCTGTTATGCTACTGATATAGATCCAGAACATGTAGCATCATATACTAAAGCTGGATTAGATGTAGTATTTAAACCAAATAAAGATAAGCTGGATAAAAAAACAAAATCAGTTAAAACAGAGCCATTCTTTGAGAATAAAGCAACATTTTCTGAAAAAGATAAAAGAGAGGCTTCATTCAAGTGGGAAACAGTAAGATCAAGTTCTAAAACAAAGTTCGCAAAAACTTTATCTGAACCTTGTTTTGAAATTCATTATAATGCTAGAGATGAAGGTGCTAGCACCACTTCAAGTTCTTGCCCTAATTTAGCATATGCAATGATCATTAGCTTGGAAGCACATAAACATACTAGTCTGTATGAAGATGTTAAAAATACATTTATTGATTTAGAACCAATGATTCCAACTACAATTCATACTGAAGTAGACAACCTTCAAAATAACTTATGAAATCAGATAAAAGACTAGAAATGTATATTAAAGAATATCATTTCGAACTAGAGCAAAAAGAAAAAATTTTTGGAAGATTAGCATTAATTTTAGTAGTGCTAACCGCTTGTCTTGGTGCAATCAGTGCTACAGCCATACCCAAATACAAAGCTTTATTGCTAGCACCTTTCATTAGTACAGTTACAGTAATTATTACTATTACTTTAGCTATTTCCTTGATTTTTATAATATTCCATATTATAAGATTTTTGTCTGCGAAAAATGATGAACTAATTCCTTCACCGAAAGAAATTGAAAATTATTATGATCAATTAGAGGATTTTTTTACTAAAAATCCCCCCCAAACATTAGAGTCAGATTATGTTGACGCAAAGTTTTCAAATTTTTTATTAAAAGCATATGTAGCTGCTAGCTCTACAACTTATGATAACAATTGCTTCAAATTGAAGTGTTTAAATAGATGCTATGAATTGATTGTTATTTTTGTAATTTCAACTTTAATATTATGTAGTTTTTCAATTTATATTCCAGATGAACCCTTAAAGGAGAGCAAAATGTCTCAAAATACCACGACTCCACCACAAGAACCAACACCACCATCAAATCGCATTATTAGAAGTGATACTTCTATAATTCCAGAAAAACCACCAAAAGAAATTTCAATAAATATTAAAGTTGAAAATACACAATAGCAGATCAAGCAGTTATTTACACATCAGAATAAAGCCATTAGTTTCTGATGATATGTTCATAGCTCCCACCCCAGCGGTGGGTTTTCTTTTTCCCAAACTTGCTTATAATTCAAACTCCAATAACAATAAACCTATAACTATGAAATACATCACACTTACCACCCTACTCTTATCTTTGACTTTGTCCGGCTGCCAGAAGCAACCAGATGAAGGTGTGGATCCAATTGCCACCGCTACAGCTTTTGAGAACTCAGATAATATTCTTAGCAAATATCTGGAAAAGCTAGATTCAGAGTTCACCACTCAAGATGCGCGGGTAAAAATCTTATGCAGAGACTATCCGCGTGAGTATGAAAAGAACTATATGCCCAACTTATTGAAGCTCTCACCCGGTGAATACTCTGAAGCTGTGCTTTTGGCTGATATGGATTTGGTTTTGGATCACTACAAAGAGAAAGATGCTATTCAGTGCTAAAACTTTCTTACTTCTGAAATATTAAATCTTTATATTGCACTTAAGACCTCTCATGACCGGGTCTGTAATAACAAAGTAAAGCATCACTAACCCGCTATCCGCGGGTTTTTCTTTATGTAAGGTAAGTGTAACCTTGTCTTTAAAGGTTACATTATAACAATTAGTATAAAGATACCTATGATTCATAAATAGAAAGGTAAGTCTCAATGAAATATTTGTTAGGCGCAGCATTGTTAGGATTAGTGATTACTGGCTGTACTTCAAATCCAAAAAACGAAGTGGTACAAGAAAAAGTTGTGAGCAATACTCCAGCTGAAACTCAGGTAATTAATTTTACTGGTCCAATGGATCTTACAGTTGAATTGAAATCTTCAGATAATTTTGAAACTGCAGAAATGACAGATAATTCTGGCAAGGTTTATCACCTTAAACGAGCTATTTCAGGAAGTGGTATGCGTTTGGCCAATGATGACGGCGTTTCAATTCACTTCAAAGCTGGTGAAGGTATTGTAGAGTTTATGAAAGACAAACCTATCAGTATTACTGAATACAAAAAATAAGATTATTGTTGCAGGATAACCCACCCCAGTGGTGGGTTATCTTTTTATTATATGAAGTAATATTCCTATTTATTAGCCGATGGAATTTCTAAAAATTTTAAGTAAAGTGAGTTAAATTTTTGAATAATTAGTGAGCTAATCAGTTTAAAATTATAATATATGACGCTGTAGTCTAAAAATTGTTTTTTTTCACATCTCTCTTAGTACAAACATCGGACTAACTTAATGAATAATATTAACTTTAAGAATTTCGAAGAGGCTGGCCAAGCCATTTTAAAATTCTTATCTCAACGATTTGGATTTAAGTTATGGATGATTACCCGTACCGAAGGTGATGACTGGATCGTGTTACTAAGTGAAGATAATGGCTATAACGTTAAGCCAGGACAAGTATTTCGATGGGCAGATTCTTTCTGCTCACACATGGTACAAAATAATGCGCCCCGCATTGCCCCCTATTCACCTGATATTCAAGTTTACGTAGACGCACCTATAAATCACTTAGTCCCAATTAAAGCCTATATCGGCCAACCTCTGTATAAAGAAGATGGGTCCCTTTTTGGCACTCTCTGTGCAATCGATCCTGAACCTCAATCTAAAAATCTGGTCGAGGAAGCTCCATTATTTGAGCTGCTAGCACAAGTGCTTAGCTATAATATTCAAGCTGAATTAAAAGCCGCTGAGTACATACGTAAAGCTGAACGGTTTGAAATGGAGGCATTGTCCGATCCGATGACTGGCCTTTTTAACCGTCGTGCTTGGGACCAGTTAATTGAATTAGAAGAAAAGCGCTGCAAACGATATGGTCACCCTGTTGTTATTCTTATGATTGATCTTAATGACCTCAAGATCACCAATGATACTTTGGGGCATGCTGCAGGTGATGAACTCATTCAAAGAATGGCTTTAACCCTCAAAAACACTGTACGCAATAATGATATTGTCGCTCGTCTAGGTGGTGATGAATTTGCTGTACTTAGTATTGAAACCAGCCGAGAAAATGCGGATAAACTTGCAACCAGAATTCAAACTGCTATTGCAAAAGCTGGCATTAGTGCTGCAATTGGTTTTGCAATGCGAAATCCCACATACGGTCTATCAGCAGCTATCATAGAGGCAGATGAAAAAATGTATCAGGATAAAGCCCTGAGCAAATCACCTGAGACTAATTAATAAAAAACGCGAACCCGAGCGGCTCTTGGATCGGGTGGAGAAAAGAATGAAAGCCTTGCTTATAATTAATGGTCTCAATATCTCTGATGAGGAAATTAAAAGTTTCAACAGGAGAGAAATTTCTGGTTTTGAGCGCATTAGCTTAAATTCATTTATTTTTAATTTAAGTGAGTCCTCTAATTTATTGGCAGATATTCAGAATTATTTACAATCACGTGGTAACAAGTACAGCATCTTATACTTTGAAAAAGATCCGACTATTTTCACCTACCTTAAATAAGTTAAATATCAATCACGCTTAATTCATTGCTTAACCAAAAAAACATAAAGTTTATTTACGGTATTTATTATAACCTCAGCGTCTGTAAGACCTTGAAGCATTAAGCGATCAACCATATCCTTGCGCCAGTTTGATAAAGCCCTCTCATCCTGTGTGGCTTTATCAAACAATCCACTTTCTCCGATAAAATTTAAGAGCTTATCAGTAACACTAATCAGCACCTCTGCGTCTGTAACGCCATTAAAAATTAAACGATTAACCATATGAGCACGCGGATCATGCTGCAGGCTTTCTACTGTCAAGTAATTTAGCTTATCCATAACAAACTCCAAACAACCCACCCTGTGTGGGTTTTCTTTTGTCTATTAAAACATAAAAAATAAGTTTTCTAAAAATAAAACTAACATTTCTTATATTTCTGCTTGACACTAAAACTAAGTTTTCTTATATTTATCTCACAGACAACAAAAAGCCCCAGCGTAGCCTACGACAACTACCTGGAGCGTGACCCACTCTCTCTCAGTGAGTAAAGAAATTATGAATAAAAACCCAATTCGCTTCAACCCAAACATTATAGGAACTTTGTTCCTGGGTATTTTGGGAACTCTTTCTTTAGGTGCTATGGCATTTGATTCAAGCAAGCCTGTGAGCTTTCAAGCTGAATCTGTTGAGCATCAGCCACAAATCAACATCGCTGCTCCATCGTACCAGGTGGAAAACGCAGTCTGCCACCAGTACTGCACTGCCAAAGTTAAAGCTGGTGAATACGACATCCATGTCGAGTATGCCTTAGATGATGGCTCAGTCGAGTTTCTGGACATTCTGAACGTAGTCCATTTTGACAAGACGATTAATGCTTATGTTGATCGTTATGAGATTGAAAAGATTAATGCTGCGATTGTAGGGGGTGCTAAATGACAGACCTTCACGATCAATTCGCCATGGCTGCAATGCCAGCTCTAATAATGATGGGCCGCACTGAGGAAAAGGTAGCTGAACTAGCTTACAAGCAAGCCGATGCAATGGTCGCTGAGCGTGAAAAAGGTTCAAGCGAAAGCGTGCATAGCGTCAAGCAAGAACTCATTAAAGCCATTAAAGAACAGCACGACATCGATGTTAGTAATCTTCATCTGACAGCTGGCCATCTAATTTTTGTTTTAAAAACTGGTCGAATTACTGCGGGATTATAAAAATGAATACACAAGTAAATCTACAAGAAGTTGAAAGTGCACGTCAAACATGGCTTGAAGCACGTCGTTTGGGTATTGGTGGCTCTGATGTGGCAGCAATCTTAGGTCTAAGCAAATACCGCTCTCCATATCAATTATGGCTGGATAAAACAGGTCGTACAGACGTCGAAGATTCTCAAAGTGAGGCGTCTTACTGGGGCAATACCCTTGAAGATATCGTGGCAAAAGAATATGCCAAGCGCAACGGTGTGAAGATCCAGCGTGTGAATGCAACTCTGGTGCATCCCGAATATGACTGGATGCGTGCCAATATTGACCGCGCCATTATCAATCCCGATATCTCAGGCAACGTTCGTATCAAAGATGGAAAGTTGACCACTGACCATATTCTGGAATGCATGACTGCTAACCAGTACCTGGCGAAATTGTGGGGTGATGAGCAGTCTGAACAGGTGCCAGATTACTACCTGACACAAGTGCAGTGGTACATGGGTATTACAGGTGCATCAATGTGTGGTCTAGGTGTTCTGATCGGTG